AGCGACCAAGAAAAGCACAATACGCTCGGACATCATCCGAATGATGCACGAAGAGCAGGAAGCGTCTGGCAGGAAATACGTGACCGCAGATCCGCCAGCCGCCACAAAACCTCTGCCGTAAAACAAACAGGCCGAGGTTTCGTATCAGTCAAACAGGTGCTGCTTCGCCGCTTGCCGCCAAGCCATTGCGTCCACCCGTGATGGATGGCCCGGCTCGGCTGGCAGCTTGCTCGGCGGCGTCATGAACGCCTCAATGTCGTCACCAAGCTGAGACGCCCGGTATTCCACCTCGCGTACCGTGTCAAGCACTAGCGTGTGGTCGCCTGTCTTGGCACGGTCGCAGAGCTCGCCCTGGCCGCCGATGCTTGGGTTGTAGAGCAGTTCAATCGTCCACGTTACTCGAGCACCGATGCGGGCCAGCGTCGTCAGAAACTTCCGCATCTCGGGAGCGAGCCGAGCAGGCATGCGGCGACGCTTGCCCTTCGCTGGCGGCAAATCATCGTCGGCATAAAGTGACCGCTGAACCTCGCCCATGCGGTGAGTGTTGCAGGCCGGTCAAGTTCTGCGGGCTTCTCGGCACGCCTGACGCATCCACGTCCGGTTGGCCATGCTTTCAAACCAGAGACGAGCAAACACCGCGACCGTGTGCTCGCCCACGCTTGAATAGAGCGTCCGCAGCTGCTCGCTGTCGCCCCACATGGCTTCGACATCCTCGCGGACCTTGGCAATCACCACTTTGGCGTCTTGGATTGCCGCCGACTGTGACTCTGGCTGAGATCGTGCAAGCTTCGTCCAGTGCTCGCAGTTCCAGCATCTCGCGACCGCGTCAACGAACTCGTCAAACGCCCGGCCAGCGGTGACGGCACGCGGGCCAATCTCCTGCCTCAGTCGGCTGCGCAGGTGCGGCAGCATTCCGCCCGGCGCGTCGCCCACCGTCACCTCCCGCCCGCAGGCCGTGGTGGTGCATCAGGCGTGGACGACGCGCCGGAAGCCTTTCCGCCACACGTCGGGCAGGTAGTCCTGTGGCCGTCTCCGTGGACGATATAGCCTCGTCCGCCGCAGTCAGCACAGACGGCAGGCTTGGGCTTTGGAGGCTCTGGCTGGGGTTCTGGAGCCTTCTCGGGAGCCACGGCTGCATACGCTGCTGATACCGCCGCCGAGGCCCGTGGAGCCTCACGGTCAATCTGTGCGGGATCTGCGGACAGAGCAGCGAGAACCGACAGCAGCCATTGCCACATAGCTCACCATCCCTGTCCGTGGTTGAGGACTCGGTGGCCGTCAGAATCGACGCGAGCATGGACGACGTAGTGCTGCTGCGCCGGTGGCGGATCTGCCACAGCCATGACCCATAGGCCAAGCTTTGCCACCCGTGCGAGGAATCGCAGCACCGGACGATCCTGTTGCGGCTTGAGCGGCGAGTAGTCCGATGTCGCTGCGGCCCACGTCACGGCAGCAGCCACCAGCACGGCGATCGACACGATGCGTAGTTCTCGGTTGTTCACTGGTCAACGCTCCAAATCGAATAGAGGAACATGACGACGCAGGCACCGATGACGCTGCCGACGAGGCCAGCAGAACCGTGGCCAAACGGCAGGCCGCCAGCAAACGAGCCAACGACTCCCAGAGCGATTGTCGGGAGCCAGCCTTGCGGGCACTTGCCGGGCATCAACCACTTGGCGATGCCGCCTACGATCGCGCCGAATGCGAGCCACAAAAGCAGACCCATGCTTGTCTCCTAGTTTGGTGAAGGCGAAAGCCAGTTTCCGTGGTCAAGGTCGCGGTAGCGAAAGTTCACGCCGCTGATGCTGAAGGAATCTTGACCAGAGAGCATTGCGTCAACGGTCTGGCGGTCTACCCAAAACGAGCCGTCAGGCTGGTCTGCTGGCCACTTTGGCCCGGCGTTGAACACGCCCCACGAATTGATGCAGAGAAGCCCATCTCGTTTGCCTTCGTTCTTGGCGTAACGCACGCCGATGAAGCACATGCAGTGAGCCCACGAGCCGGAGCGGGCCGCAAACCCATCTGCGTCACGTTGCGACGAAAACCCGACGCCGCTGCAAACTGGCACGCAAAATCCGCTTTCCAAACTTGCAGCCGCTTCGTCAAAGTTTCGCACAAGTGCTACGTGCGTCGCCGTGTTCTTGTTGGCCAGCTTGGCAAGAGCCATCCCTGCCTGTCCGCCACCGCAGAGGACGTTGCCCCATTCCTTCGCTCGAGCGGGGCTGTATGTCGTCAGGTCTGCACCGGGATACTGCTGGCGAAAGAGGATGCCGCCAACTGTCGGATCTTTGCATTTGCCAGCCACCCAGCGAGCAGCTGCACCTCCATAGCTGCCATCGCTGTACCCGGCCTGAATGACGGGCGGGAGACGCCCAGCAGTTCTAGAACCTGAGTAAATGCTTTCGGTCGCCACAAGTTTCGGCGGCTCGGGCAATTCACCTTCCGCAAAATCCACGCATTGCCCGACATAACTTCCCATCGACCACCCAAAGCTCACGCAGTCGCCGATCCCCTGCTTCCAAGGACCGAAAGGCGTGCCATAGACCTGGCGGTGAGCACGGTCTGCGAAGCGGTAGAGAAACGTGTCCTTTTGCTTGGCGTTCTGGATGACATCGCGGGCCGCGTCAGAGAAGAGCGGTTGGTCAAGTTCCGCCAAGAACCGTGCAGTCCCTGCCGGGTCAGGCGTATAGCCGAACCGTGCGTCAATGGCATCAGCTGTGCGGCGAGTGGCACGCTCAACGAGCACGCCGAGAATCGCCATAGCGATGACGAACGTGACGGCACCGACTGACCAGCGATTACTTCGTGACATCGGCGGCGGCCCTTGACAGGTCACGGAATGCTGAGACCCAAGCGGCGCGGCTCTCTGGCGTTACCGGCCCGCCAGACGAGCCAACGGCGTCGTCGAGGAACTTGTGCACGGCGTCACGTACCTGCGGCTGGCGAGCACCGATCGACTCGCCTTTGCACCGCATCTCGCGGGCAGCGATTCGCAGGTCATCAAACGCAACGCCGCTCTTGAGCCGCTGGTCGTGCGAGCCGTCGTATTCAATGCAGTCGGCGAGCTCACCGCACAGAGCCGACATTGTTGAGGCGTCCTCGGCTGCAGTCGGCCCGACAAACTTGCCACGCAGGCTGAACGCATCCGGCGGCACTGGTGCCGGTTCCGGCGTCGGCGTGCTTGAGCGGATAGGCATGAAAGAGATTGCTGCAGCAACGAGCAGCGCCACGACGGCGACGTGCTTGCCGTCAATGGTCGGCATCTTGGCTGTGGCATACCACGCCCTCACCTTCTCGGTGAGTTGCTGGCCAAAAAGAGCGTAGACGGCAAACGCCACAAGCAGTGCTGCAATCACGTTGACCTCACGATATGAAGCATGGATTCGATGGCACCGCTGGCGAGTGCGAGCACAAACGCTCTGAGAGCAGGCCGCAGTAACGCCCAAGCTGGGTACGCCATCAGCGGCACGCACCGGCTGGCAGTCGTGTCAAAGAGCGCCGCCACTGCGGTCAGTGCGATTGCCTTTTTCTCAGGCCCGCTCAACGACGTGACACGGTCAAGCGTTTCCGTGACAACGTGCAGGAGCGACACGAACAGCGAGCCAAACTCTTGCCACGTGAGACCATCCGCTGCCGTGCGCCGCGCATCGGCGAGGAATGACGATATTTGTGCGTCGATAGCGGCGACGGCGGATGGTGCATCTATTGCCATGCCGCCTAGTCTGCCGGTCTAGGTGGCAATCGTGACCGGGTCTGACGACTCGCACTCGGCGAGGCAAGCCGCGTATCCAGCTAGGTCAATCGGCCCGTCTGCGGTCTTGTTCGGCCCAAGGAACCGTGCCACCTTGTCAAACGTCATAAAGATCGCCCAGTCGCTCTCTGTCAGCGGACGTTTCAGCACATCAGCAAAAGCGGCGTTGATCATCCCGATGGTGCGGCGAAAGTGGTGTTTAGGGCCACCGTACTTCGGGCGTCGGTCACGCACGACATCAATCGCATCCATCAACAACTTTTCGGCGGGCGACACGTCGTCGTGATCCTTTGCAAGGATGCTGTCACCAGTCCAGCGTATGTCGTCCGGTGCTGCATCCATTTCCTTCTGGCCCTGCAGAATCCAATCCACCGGCACCGTCTCCTCGGGCTCGGCTCGCTCGGCGTGATACTTGGCGGCGCTGGCCTGCGTGATTTCCTTCCAGCGTTCCGGTGCTTCGTCAGCTGGTGCGTGGCATTTGCCGCCGTCGCAACAGCCGCCAGCCAGGCGAGTCTCCACGGCAGCTCGCAGCTGCGAGTTTGTTTCCTCAATGCTTGTGATGTGCCCCTGCATCTTTTTCCTTTCAATGAGAAGTCGTGCAACGTCTGCCGCGAGCGAGCCTGCAGTGCCAGTCCACTGGCCCTGATATCGGTACGCCCGCTGGCGTGCCTCGGCGAGGTAGTCGTCAGTCAATTCGTATTCCATCTGTCAACGCTTTGCTCGCAGGTCGCGGTCGCAAAACAACGGATAGGCTCGAGTCACTTCGCGTCGTCCGCCGTCAATGATTGCCATGCCTTGGCATGGACGCTCTGGAGAAGCGACGCGCTCGGCGTATGGCGAGTGACCGATGACACTTCCGTTGGCGATGTATCGAGCACCACGCAGCCAGCCCCACGAGTGGTAGTGCCCGAATATCGTCAGGTCTGCCTTGCGGCCAGCGTCCCACCTGGCGATAGCCTTGCTTGCTGGCAAGGCCACTCCGTACACACCGCCAGAAAACCTGATGCTGTGACCATGAGTCGTGCGAACTAGAAACCCGTCGAGGTCAACGTACCCAAGATGGCCCTCGGCAATCTGCCACTGCACGTTCTTCCGTTTCTCCTCGCGTGCCAGCGTGAAATACATCATCTGCTCCCACGAGTGATCTAGCTCTGTGGCGATGCGGTTTTTCTCGGTGCTTCTGCCGTGATTGCCAGCGTTTGTGCAGACGATGACAGACTCTGCACTATCAGCGACGGCGTCTATGAAAGCCCGTAGCCTCTCAGCGATCCACCGAGTGGCATTCATTGGCGACAGCTGGGCCACTTCCATGCAGTCTGGGTGAATGTGGCCCGTAATGAAATCGCCGCCGAGCCAGACGAGAACTCGGCGGATGTTGGCTTGATTCCGCTCATGCTCAAGGCAGGCAAGGAACCGCTCCTGTAGCTCGTCCATTCGCAATTGACATACGTCAAGTGAGTAATCGTTCTCGCCGTTCACGGTCTCAGGCAGGACGCGCTCCTCGCAATGGACATCCGAGAGCATCAGCACGGCTGTGGCGTCGTGCTTTTTTGCCTTGACAGACTTGGTCAATGGTCGAGCTGTCGCCTTGATTCCAGAGAGGCTCGCCAAGGCGTCGCCACGCTCTCTCTCCCGGTCGATCTGCGTCAAAGCGGACTTGTACCGCCCCTTGAGCGTTGCGAGCTCAGAACGCAAGCGAGCGAGCTCGGCGTCAGCCGCCAGCTGCTGCGAGTGGTCAATATTCTCGGCCACCGTCTCAGCTAGTCTCTTGCGAGCCATTCGTCTACTCCTTGACGGCCAACGGAAGAAATGCCTCGCTCACGCAGCTGTGCAGAAATATGCCGTGCCGCAGTCATACGTGGCACGCCAAGCCTGCCGGACTTCCACGCGGCTTTGAGTTCGGCCAATTCATCAAGGTGCTCACGTGCGACACGCTCATACCACGGAGCGTTTCCGTGCACTCGTGTCGGTAGCGATTCAATCACTGCGGCCACGAGGCCGCCGCTTCGGCTTTTTGCCCTCATCGGCTGGCTCCTTCCGTTCAAGGTGAATCCACCCGTCATCGTCTGGAATGCCGCCCCCGGCCACGTCGTCATCGTCCTCGTCCGAGTCAAAAGGCGACACATCCTCTGGCGGCTGCGTCTTAAGCTTCGGCTTGGCTCTCTGGCGTCCCATGCCACTAGGGTGGCAGGAGTGTCAAGCGGATGCCTTGCGAGCGTTACGAATAGCACGCTTGATCAGAAAGCGACCGGCAGCGTCCAGAAACGGGAGCCCACGCTTCTCAGCGTTCTCGCGCATGGCCGCGAGGATGTAGTCCTGCCGCTCTGGCTTCTCGCACTCGTCCGGCCCCCAGGCGTCCATCTCGGCGGCGACACGGTTACAGGAGCAATCGGGGGATGACGTGATGTAGAACGGCCATCCCGCCAAGAGTTTCTTGAGTTCGGTGCCTGGACCGTGGCCTATCGGCGCTGATGGCTGCGGAGGTTCCGGTAGGCGAGACAC